ATAGACCCTAACAAACCTGAAGACGTAGATACGAAAGCTTCAGACCATGCTTATGATGCATTAAGATATTTAATTATGGCTAGACCTAGAAGTCAAACAGCTTATGAGAAAATGAATCAAATAAAAAAATGGGTTCCTGCTGACCCTATCTTTGGATATTAATATGTATAAGATTTTAATATTAGCTTATTTAATTGGAGCAGACCCAGTTGTATCACAACAAACATTTCAAATGCAAGGATGGTACAAAACTATGGATGAATGTCGTACTGAATTATTAAGTCAACACTCTGACCAAACCTATCAAGTTATGAGAGAGTTTGTAACAGATACTAACTTTAAATTTGATTGGTTAATTGCTGGATGTACTAATGAGGAAACAGGAGAGAAGTATGTTGTTTATCCTGAATACCCTAATGGTAAGCCATTAGAATTAGAAGGACTAGAATTTGAATTAAAAGATATAATGATATGATGATGCCAGAAGCAGTACATCTATTTTTATTATTTATATTTATTACAATATATCTTTTATTTAAAGTTCTTGGATGGTTATAATGCCTATATATACTTTTGTAAATAAATTAACTAATGAACGATATGAAAAGATAATGACTTATGAAGAGCTTATTGAATATATTAAGGACCCTAATATTGAACAAGAGTATAAACTTAATATGTTTAGATACTCAGATAACAATGGAATTAAAGACCAAGAGACTGATTGGTTACGAGACCCTGAAGTAAAAGGTAATGGTGCTTTTAAACCTTATGGTAAGGTTAAAACTGCAGATGATAATAATAATTTTAAAGTAATGAAAGATAAGAAACATTTTAATGAAACGTAAAAAAGTTAAAATAAATAAGAAAGCTAAAAGAGAAATTGATAAGTATCCTTTAGTAGAAGTACATTGGTTTGATATTGTCTCTGAATCTGGATGGCAATCTATCAAAGCTTGTCAAAAAGCAAAGCTCCCACCTTGTATAACTAAAGGACATCTATTATCACAAAACAAAGGTATAACAAGGATTTTTGGTGACTATGCTTTATCTGATAAGGATGAAGATAGTATTGATGAGATTGGGAATACAACTTTAATCCCTACTTGTGTTATAATTGATATTAAGAAGATTGTTGACAAAGCACGTTAATTTGTGTATTATTATATAGTATAGAGGTATTTTATATATGGCTTTATTACCAGCAGCTCAAAGGGAAAATGACCTATTGAGTAAAGAGAATTCGGAACAGGAAGATGTAAATATTCTTGTATCCATGATAGATAAGAAATTTACTAACTGTAAAGATTCTAGACAAGATGATGAAAACAGATGGTTAAGAGCTTATCATAATTATCGTGGAAAATATTTTAAGAATATTCATTTTACTGAACATGAAAAATCTAGAGTATTTGTTAAAGTTACTAAAACAAAAGTATTAGCAGCTTATGGACAAATCATAGATGTATTATTTGGAATGGGTAAGTTTCCATTAGTTATTCAGGAAACTAAAGTTCCAGAAGGTATATCTGAGTATGCTCATCTCAATCCATTAAAAGAAAAAATGGGTGATGAGAATATGAATCCAACTCCTACTGTAGAAGGTAATCTAGAATATATTCCTGGTGAACAACCTATGAGTCCTACATCTAATTTAGGATTCCCTGGTGATGGAAAAGCTTTACCTAAAGGAGCTACCTTTAGTTCTTTAGAAGAAAGTTTTCTAGGTGGCTTAGAAGAAGAATATGAAAAAGCAGAACTAACAGAAGGTCCTGCTAAACTTCCAGAATTCCCTCAAATTAAACCAGCACAAATTGCTGCAAGAAGATTAGAAAAAGTAATCCATGACCAATTAGATGAATCTAATGGTAATGTTGCTTTAAGAAATTCTATCTTTGAATCCTGTCTATTAGGAACAGGAATACTAAAAGGTCCATTTACTTATAATAAAACTTTGCATAAGTATTCTGCAAGTGGTAATGGTACTGCAAGAGAATATCATCCTGAATTTGTAAAAGTTCCAAGAGTGGAATTTGTAAGTTTATGGGATATATATCCAGACCCTAATGCAAGAAATATAGAAGAATGTGAATTTATAATTCAAAGACATAGATTAAATAGACATCAGTTTTTAGATTTAGTTAATAGACCTTATTTTAGTAAAGAAAAAATTGAAGAATGTTTAGCTTTAGGTCCTAATTATAATAAACAATATTGGGAAAATGATATACAATTAGAATCAGATTCTTATTCTGATATAGAAAAGAATAGATACGAAGTATTAGAATATTGGGGTAACGTAGATGCTATGACTGCTAGAGAACAAGGTTTAGCATTAGACCCTGAAATAGAAGATTCAACTCAAGTTCAAGTAAATGTTTGGACATCAATGGGTAAAATTATTAGAATAGTTGAAAATCCTTTTCAACCTTTTAGATTACCTTACCAATCTTTTGCTTATGAAAAAAATCCTTATAACTTTTTTGGAATAGGTGTTCCAGAAAATATGGATGATGCTCAACAAATTATGAATGGTCATGCAAGAATGGCTATTGATAATTTGAACTTAGCTGGTAATTTAGTATTTGATATTGATGAATCAGCTTTAGTTAATAATCAGAACATGGAAGTTTATCCTGGTAAAATCTTTAAGAGACAAGCAGGAGTTCCTGGTCAAGCAATATATGGAATTAAGTTTCCAAATACTGCTGTAGAAAATATGCAGATGTTTGATAAGTTCAGACAACTTGCAGATGAATCAACAGGAATACCATCATACTCACATGGACAAACAGGAGTTCAAAGTATGACAAGAACAGCATCAGGTATGTCAATGCTTATGGGTGCTGCATCTTTAAACATAAAAACAGTTATTAAAAATATTGATGATAGTTTAATTAAACCTTTAGGAGAAGCTATGTTCCAATGGAATATGCAATTCTATGAAGGTGATTTACCAATCGTAGGAGACTTGGAAATAAAAGCCACAGGGAGTGCTAGTTTGATGAGAAAAGAAGTTCGTTCTCAAAGACTGACTATGTTCTTACAAACTATTCAAAACCCTGCAATTGCTCCATTCGTTAGAATATCAGAGGTGGTTAAAGAGTTAGCATACTCTCTAGACTTAGACCCTGATGAAATAATTAACTCTAAAGATGAAGCAGAAATTTATGCTAAAATTATAGGATTCCAAAATGCTAACAAAGGAAATGGCTCTCAAGCTCCTATCCCTGGTCAACTCGGACCAATGGGTGGTGATGGAGGAGTACCTCAAGAAGGTGCAGGAACAAACGTCTCTGGAAATGGCGAAATCCCAATCGGTTCAGATAACGCACCAATGCCAGGGGAGATGGATTTTTCTGGACAAAATGAGGAACCTGCCTAATCAGGTAAGAGAAATAGTCAAAGAGTAGTGTTGACTAATTAAGTTATTATTGTTATAATAACAACTAAGGAATAGAAATGAAGAAAAAACCTATTAACATGGCAACAGGTGGATTAATGTCTATGCCACCTTATCTTAAAGATACTGAAAAGAAAGATTCAGGTATTACACCTTATGATGTAAATACACCTGACTCTGCTAGAAAAGGTTTACCTCAAAGAGGTTTATCTGCTTCTAGAACTAGATATTCAAAAGGTGATGTAGCTAAAAAACCTGAAGACGTTCCTTCAGTAGATTCTTGGGAAGATGCTACAGATGATTCAGATGTACTTCATTTAGTTAAATTAAATGTTGTAGAAAAAGGTGTCTATAAAAAATTAAAAGCTATGGATAAATCAGGAGTCCTTGATAAAAAAGGTAAAGAGAAATTAAAAAAATTAGAACAAAAGAAAAACAAATCAGCTCTTGGTGGTTACATGGATAACTTCCAAATATCACAAGAAGAACCTTTAGCAAAATATAGTATTGGTGGAGCAGCAGCTCTTCAAGAAAAATATGATAGAAGAAAAGATTATAAAGCTTTTGCAGAAGGTGATTTAGTTATGGATGAAGAAATTGTTGAAGAACCTTTAATGGCTCCAGTAGGAATGGAAGAAGGTCCTATGCCATTGATTGAAGATGAGATTGCTGCAGATGATGTAGCTATGGAAGAAGATATAGCTATGGAAGATGCAGAAAGTATTTTAGATACTTCAATGTTAAGTGAAGATGAAGAAGCAGTTGTGGATGCTGCTATAGAAATGTATCCAGAATTAGAAGCCATTTTACCAAAAATGGTTGCAACAGAATTTACAGATGATGGAGAAGTAGAAGGACCAGGTACTGGAACTTCAGACTCTATCCCAGCATTATTATCAGATGGTGAATTTGTATTTACAGCAAAAGCTGTGAAACATATTGGCATAGATAAATTAAGAAAAATGATGTCACAAGCTGAAGAAGCTTATGATGCTGGTATGGTTGAACAAGATGATGCTGCTGCATTAGCAGAAGCTGAAACCATAGTATAACAGAATTTAGAGTAGGTACTCTAGATAAACAAGCTACCTTCTAGGAATAGAAGCCCTTGTAGCTTCGTTTCAAATTAATCTACCTTTTTTTGCTACCTTCAGTAAAAGAAGCCCAAAGGAGGATAATATGAATAAAGAGAACGAAGGAAAAACTAACGAAGTTGTGGCGAATCCATATAATCGTAAAAAACCTTGGCATACAGAAGATGTAATGCCCAAAGAGTTTATTAACGCAGATAGTGGACCAGCCATGCCAAACACCGAACAGAAAACAGGTTTTAATTATGCGACTGGCGATTCAGCCAACCCAGAAGTTAAAACTGAATCTGACTCGGCTACTTCGGATAAGGTCTTACAGGAATCAGCATTAAATGTTGAAGCCAAACCTTATACTAAAGTTGACTATAAAAAGAGGTATGACGACCTCAAACGATATTATGATAGGAAACTTGGTGAGTGGAATTCAAAGGAAGATGACCTTAAGTCACAACTTAAGACTAATCGCCCTAAGTATACCCCACCAAAATCTAAGGAAGAGCTAGACTCTTTTAAAAAAGATTACCCTGACATATATGGAGTTGTGGAAACTGTATCTCACTTGCAATCTCAAACTGAGATGAAAGATTTGCATGAAGAAGTTAACTCTTTGAAAAAGCAAAATCAAGCTTTAGCTCAAAGAGAAGCCCAATTAGAGCTATCAAAAATTCATCCAGACTTTAATACAATTAAAGAATCTGATGACTTTCATAGCTGGGCAGACTCACAACCCATGGAAATTAAATCATGGATTTATGAGAATAACTCAGATGGCAAACTTGCTGCAAGAGCAGTTGACTTATATAAGAAAGACCGAGGACTTGGTTTAGATAAAACACCTAAAACAGATAATGAAGTTAAAGCTGGTGCAGATTTACTCGTTAAAACTAGCGAACAAAATCAACCACCATCTGGAAACAGAGTTATCTACAAAAGGTCTGATATTTCAAGAATGTCAGATGCTGAGTTTATGGCAAAGGAAAAAGAAATTGCTATTGCTCAGAGAGAAGGTAGAGTTATAGATTTATAATTTTACTGTTTTATTAACAAACAACCAATAGAAAAGGAGTCATAATATGGCACATTTCTCAGGTGGTTCAACTACTAACTTTGGTGGTAATTCCCCTTCAAGTCCTCAAGCTAATCAGTTTTGGGTACCTGAAATTTATTCCAAAAAAGTTCAGATAGCACTTCGTAAAGCTGCTGTTGCAGAAGCAATTTGTAACACAGACTATATGGGTGAAATCAAAAACTTTGGCGATACAGTAAATATAGTACAAGAGCCACAAATAACTGTAAGTGATTACACTAGAGGAGCAACTGCTGCTTCTACTGCACTTACTGACAACGAGCTTGTTCTAACAGTAGACCAAGCTAAATACTTTCAATTTCAACTAGACGATATTGAGAAAAGATTTTCTCATATCAATTTTCAATCTGTAGCTTCAGATAATGCAGCATACAAGTTAAAAGATGCAATGGATGAAAACATCCTTCATCATTTAGCTGTAGATGCTTCGTCTGCAACTGCTAACCAAAGAGGTGGTAAAACTTCTGGTGCTTCTGCACCGATTGATATTGGTTTCGCTGCTGGTGAAGTTGACCCTTTAAACGAGATGAGTACCTCAGCTAAATTGCTAGACATTCAAAATGTACCTGAAGAAGGTAGATGGTTTGTCGCAGCACCTGAATGG